GGATATAGTTTGGATAACAGAGGCAGCTCGTATTAAACAATTTGATATTGTTATTGGAAATATTACCGACCGTTTGGATTCTCCAGGAAGAGGTCCAAATGGAACAGGAGGATTATTACTTGTAAATAGTTCTCCAAGAGGAAGAACATTTTTTAACGAAGTTTGCAGATGGGGAATTGAAGGTGGAAAAAAGCAAAGACCGAATTGGGAAACATTTTATGTTTCAAGATGGGATAATCCTTATTTTGCAGATTTAAGAAATAAAGTTTATGATGAGAGAATAGGAAAATGGGTTGAAAGAACAAGTGATCCGTATTTGGTAAATCAAAGAACTTATGAAGAAGATTTAATGCTTTCTCGTTCAGATAGACAATATAGAGAAGATATTTTGGGTTTACCTTCAGATGATGCAGGAACTCAATTCCCTAATTTTAGAGAACAAGCTGTAATAGATAAACCTTTTGTGTCAAAAGATGAATTAAGACAATATATACAAGATATAAAAACTCCAAAGCCATATTACACTTATAGCATAGGCTACGATCCAGCTAAAAGTATAGACGGGGCGTGCGTTGTAGTTTATTGTGAACAAACAGGAGAAATTGTAGATTTAATGCAATTAGAAAAAATTCCATATAATGTTCAGATTAATGTTTATATAAAAGATTTAGTTAAAAAATGGAATTATGCAATTGTTAGATATGGTAAAACTGGATTGGGAGAAGCGTTAGAGGATATTTTTAAATTAGCAGGCATTGTTTATATTGCTTATCCAGAGCAAGGGCGTAATAAGGAAAAGTTAGTTGAAAATTTAACAACTTTAATAAAATCCGACAAATTTAAAATACATAATATTAGCGATATTGCAGAAAAAGCTATAAGGCAATTTGAAGATTATGGATTTGATATTTCTGATAAAGGAAAAACAATAACATATAGCAATATGACAGCAGGAGGACACGATGACTTTGTTTCAGCAAGTTATTTTGCGGTTGCTGATGTAACAGCAGGAAATGTTGACGAAATGGTTAATTTTTATAGCGATAATAATTTCTTCATATCGGCTAATAAATATAATATAAAAAGTGCTGTAAAGAATGGATTTTTCTAAAGTATATTGACATTTGTGATAAAGAATGTTATTAATATTATTAATAATACTTTTGCGAGAAGTTATTTGTTGATAAACATTTCAGGTGACATTGCACTTGGAATGTTTTTTAAAAGTATATTGACAAAAATGACAACTTGTAGTATTATGTAAGAGATGTATGTATTGTTTAAAACAAGCGCAAATACTAAATGTTATTTTTTTGAAAATAGGTCAACGAAAGTTGGTCTATTTTTTTATTTTTTTAAAAAAAATTTTAAAAAACTTTACTTTTCAAAAATGATAATATATAATAAAATTAGAGGTGAAGTATTTTGGCAAATTATATAAAAAAGTTTTTTGGCAAATTTGCCAAAAATAAGGACTCTAAAAAAAATTCAATAGAAGTTATTGAAATAAAAACAGGAAATAAAGTCTCTTATGCAGGGTACAACATAGGAGATACAGAAGCACAAGAATATAGTCAAACAACCGCTTTGCTTACAGATTTAAGAAGTAAAACAAGTATAGGTGAGCAAATAGAAACAATTGTTGCAAGAGATCCAGATGTATCACAGTCTGTATGGGCATTTCAAAGACTATGTATGCAAGGTGTAAATATAGAAATTAGAGATTTACAAGGAAATAGGTTGACGGAAGCAGAAGATTTATTTAACTTGCAATGTAGGCATTGGAACAAATTGGGTGAAGATGGATTAGATGGGATTATCGACAATCTACACAAGGTTGGATTGTTGTATAATGTAATGATGGTTGAAGTTGTTGTAGATAATAAAGGCGGAAATACTTTTAGTGGAATTTATATTGTTGATCCAAGAACAATAGAATGGCAATTAGAAAAAAGAGATGGAGTTGAACAATGGATTCCGTATCAAGATCAACAGGGAAATAAAGTAGATTTAACAAAAGGAAATATATTTTGGGTAATAGCAAATCCAGATATAACAAAGCCAAATGGTCCATATTTGTTAGAATCAGCAGTACCAGCAGTAGATTATAAATTGCAAACAATAAAGGACAGTTCTGCGGTTTTAAGGAGACAAGGTTATCCATATAATGTTTTTAGTATAAATAAAGAAAGAGTGGTTAATTCTTTACCTGCATCACAAAGGAATGATAAAAAGGCAGTAAATGAAGCAATTGAAAGAGCTGTTGAGTTAGCTTCTTCAGTTGCGGTAGGAAGAGAGCCAACACAAGATATTGTTGTAACAGACGATATTGAGGTAAATAGAAATTCAAATTCTTCAGCTGGAAGTTCGATTGATACAAGAGCATGGTTTGATACAATAGATATTCAAATGCTAAACGGATGTAAAACTTTAGGATTTTTGATGAATAGAGCTAGTGGACAAACAGAGAGCTGGGGAACAGTACAGATGAAAATAATTACCGATATGGTAAAAAGTTTTCAACAAAAAAGTAAAAGATTGATAGAAGATATAGGGGCAATTTGGTTACAATTAAATGGCTATCAAGGAACTTTAAAATTAACGCATAAACCATTAGAATATCAAAGCGAAATTCAGAAATGGGATGCACAGATTAAAAAAGATGAACATTTCAAGACAGCAGAGGAGCAAGGATGGATTAACACAGATGAAGCTGCACAAGGAGCAACAGGAAACAGCAAGGCAACAGGAGAGAAACAACAATAAAGAATTTTTAAAAAGGAGGTAAAGTTATGGCTTTAATTGTAAAATCTTCAATAGATATTTTGCCTTGGACAGAAATAGAAAAGCAAAAATTAATTGAAGAGAAAAAAGAATTTTTAGACAAAAAGAATGATAAAAAAGAAGATAAGAAAGAAGATAAGAAAGTAGAAGAAAACAAAGAAGAACTAAAAAATTCTGAAAGCGATGAAAAAGCTAAAGAAAAAGAAACAAAGACATTAAAAGAAGACAAAAAGAAAGAGGTGAAGAAATAATGTCAAATTTCGTACCTACTGATGAGCAATGGGAAAAGATGAAAAAACATATAAAAAGTGACAATTATAAAAAAGAAGATTTTTTTGTATTTGAAACTTTAGCTGTTGGAGACAAAATAGTCCCAAATAGATATATGAGATTAACTCCCGCATTGCTTAGCATAATGAAAGATGATGCTCAAAAAGGAGTATCTTTAATGTTAAACCATAACTGGTCTCAACTTGGAGTACAAAGTATTCCTATTGGAAAAGTTTTTGATGCTAGATTAGCTGGGGGAACACAAGAAGGCGAAGAAACAACTTTATATACAACTCAATATATTTTGAGAGATGATAGTAAAGTTGATGGTTATAGTAAGAATGATATTATAAAATTGATTGAAAGCGGTATATTACAAGATACAAGTGTAGGTTGGGGAACAACAAGAGAATCTTATAAATGCAATATTTGTGGAAATAGTATATATGATTGGGATAAATGCAAACATATTCCAGGAGAAAAATATATTGTTAATGATGATACAAACGAAGTAAAAGAATGTATAATCCAAGCAGAACCTCCAAAAGAGCTACACGCAGGAAATAACGTCCTTATGGAAAATAGTATAGTATTTGATGGAGCTTATCCTAATGCCATAATTCAATCAGGAATAAGTGCTAACGCAGAAAAAACAGGGCTAAAAACTCTTGAAGAAAAAGAGAACCTTTCTGAAAAAGATATTATATTTGGGTATTCTACTAATGGTAGTATTAACCTATTATATAAGCAATTAATGGAGAAAGGAGGAAAAGAAGATATGGAAAATGATAAAGCAGAGACAACAGAGCTAGAAAATGAAAATGTTGAGACTGTTGAAGAAACAGTAGAAACTCCTTCTGAAGAAAATGTTGAAGAAAATGTTGAAGAAACTGAAACAAATAATGAAGAAGTAGAAGAAACTGAAACAGAAACAGCTGAAACAACAGAAGAAGCTACAACTGAAGCTGAAGGGAATGAAGAAGAAGGAACTGGAGAAGCTTTATATACATCAAAGGATATTTTAGAAAAATTCGGTAATATCTGTAATTCAGTAGAGGAATTAGTAGAACTAGCGAAGGAAGGCTTAGAAAATAGGAATGAAGTTATTTCTGAAGCTTTAAATAGTGGAGTTCATTCGATGGGAAATGCTTTTAATAAGGATATTTTCACAAAAACTTTCTCTAATATGAAGACGAAAGACATTCAAGAAATGGGAAAAGTTTGGGAAGAGCAAGCTAAAACACAATTTGGAAACGAAAAAGTTTCAAAAGCTGATTTTAAACAAACAGAAGACAATGAAGAAATGACAAGAATTGGTTTAGAACAATTTAAAACAAGTAATTATTAAAATTTAAAGGAGGAAAAAAAATGAATAAAATAGTAAGTTATGATGGAATAGGATATGTAGCTGCTACATATAAGGTTGATGCTACAACAATAGCTTATTTAGAAGCTAATAAAGTTAATTCTAAAACAGGTAATGTTGATATTAATAACGACAGATTAGCAGTAAAATTAAATACAGATGGAACAGTTGGATTCGGAGCAAGTACACCAACAACAGCTGATGCTGTATTTGGAGTAATAATTGCTTATGAAATGGACGGATTTGCAACAGTTCAAACAGCAGGATATGTTGAAGGAGTACCAACAGCAGCAGCAATAAATGCTGGTGTAAAAACTTTAGCTGTTAATAATGCAGGAGTTGTATCTAGTGTATCTGATACAGATTCAGCAGGTGTTGTAATTGTACCATCAGCAAGTGCAAATTTATTTGCAACATTAAAATTTTAATTATTTTAAAAAATAAGGAGGAAAAAAAAATGAATAAATTTTTAAGATTAAAAGATGATGAAAAAATCAATGTTTCAACAGCAGACGTTGAAATGGCAGCAACACAAGGTGTGTCTCTATCAACATATTTAAATAATAAATATGCAAGTATAGTAGAAAAATTTAATGGAGAATTAGATGCTTTTGATATAGCTTTATTATCAAAAGGAATTATAGTAAAAGATAATTTAGAATTTGGTATTCAAAGTTCATCAATGATGACTTTCTTCACAACTGATGAAAACAGAGCTTTATTCCCAGAATTTATCATAAGACAATTAAGACAAATTTCTGGTATGCCATCAATAATTAATGACATAGTAGCAAGCACAAGAGTAATAACAGGAGATTCTGCAAAACAAGTTGTATTAGATCTATCTGATACACCAGCAGGAGATAAAAATAAAAAAGCATTAAAGAAGAGAAGAATTGCAGAAGGAGCTGATATTCCAGTTGCTACATTAAAACTTGGAGAAACATCAATCAAGATTTATAAATATGGAGTAGGAGTTAAAGCTACTTATGAAGTATTAAGAAGAACAACAATAGATATGTTCAGAAAACAAATGGAATTAGTTTCATTACAAGCTTCTTATGATGAAGTTGGAGCAGTTATAGACGTTGTATTAAATGGAGATGGAAACACAAATCCAGCAACAGTTTATAAACGTTCAGTATTAAATCCAAGTGGAACAGTTGGAGTATTAGATGTAACAACATTAGTTAAATTCTTAATTAAACAAGCTCCATTCAATTTCAACACTTTACTTGTTGACGAAGATGTTTATACACAAATTTGTACAATATTAATGGACAAGAATTTAACAAATGCTATAAATCCACAAGTTACTTTTGAATTCCCACAAGGATTGTTAAGTACACTAAAAGTTATTTTTAGTGAAGATGTTCCAATGACAGCAGGAAGTAAACATCAAATAGTTGGTCTAGCAAAAGACTATGCAATTGAAAAAACATTAGAGGCTGGATCAGTTATAAATGAAGTTGAAAAAGCATCTTCAAATCAAACACAAATGGCTTATATGACAGAAAATGCAGGATTCAACAAAATAGATTCAAGAGCTTCAGCTATATTAGAATTAGATTAATGAAGAAAGGAGGAGGGGATATGACAAGACAATTTGAAAATATTTTTTCAACAAAAGAATTAGGAACTAGAATTAGAGCCATAATGGGAGTACCTGAAGAAATATTAGATAATAGTGTCATAAGCTCTCCTACTTTTACAATAAAAGCAGGGAAATATATCAACAAAAAAATTTCAGACTACACAGAAGAACAACTTTCTACAAGCCTAGAATTATTAGATATAGCATATTTGTACTATATTGGATATTTACTATGTACAGGAATGTATGCAAGGTTACCAAAACAAATGGAAAATGTTTCTACAAAAACAATATTGCAGACTATAGATTGGGATAGTAAAGCTTTAGAATTATTGGGAAAATGTGATGAAATTATAGATGATATAATATCTGAGTTAGATGATGATTTTCAATATGGGAATACTTTTGCAGTATTAACAGATGCTTCAGATTATCCTAATACTAATATATAGGAGGTAATCTTATGAGATACCCAGAAGCTTATGCACATATTTATCAAAAAATGCAAGGTTTTAAAATAAATGTTAGAACATCTTCGACTGAAACACTTGTAGGATATTTAAGTTTGAAACCTAGTACAAGATCTACTTATGATATAGCCATGAGAGATGCGACTATAGATGGTTTAATAACAATGGATGAAATCGAAAAATTGAAACCAAGTCAAATTTTTTATAAGGAAAATAATCCTAATGAAATATTTATATTACAATCTGTAAATGAATTTGAAATGCAATTTTATACTAGAAGTATTAATGCAATAAAACAAAATTCTACGGTTACAATACAAAGACTTGCTTATGACGAAACGAAAGGTGAAGAAACTTATCAAGATGTTTATAGTGATGTTATCTCTTTTGTAACAATGGAATTAAGAGACGAAAAGAATTTTCAGCCTGGAGTTGAAGATGAAACAAGAATTAGTCTACAAATTCCAAAAAGAGATTTGGATGGAAACTTATATGTTTTAAACAACGGAGATAGATTTATTTTAAATAATCTTGAAAAGGATTTGTCAAGAAGAGTTAAAATTGAAAGTATTGACGAATATGGAGTTCCTGGCGTAATAAGGATTTTTGGTACTTATGAAACAAGGACAGGTGAATAAAATGTTAAGATTTGATAAACAAGGATTAGCAAATGAAATTTTAATGAAGCTTGAAATTGAATTACAGTCTGCCTTAACAGCTTGGAAAAATGAAGTTATTAAGTATATGGGTTTTAATGAGTTTAAAAGAAATGCTAATACAGATTATGAAATAAAAAAAGAAGGGCAAAAAATTATTGCATATTTAAAAGCCAATACCTATGTGTTGGCAGATTCGTATGGTACAGGTAGTCTAATGTTATTAGATAATCCTGGTTATCAAGCCTATAGAAACAGCGATAGCTGGAATCCATTAAGGACGTCTAATACTATTGTAGGTAGAAAAACAGGACGTTATACAGATATATTTGGCAAGGAACATAACACATCAGGAAGCAAAGCAGGAGAACCTTTAGAAGGAGTAACAGTAAGGGCAGGATATAAAATCAATCCTGTAGCACCATCGAGAGCTGTAGAAATTGCATTAGGTTGGTTATATAGAACATATTTACCTAAAGCTTATAGTTCAGTAATACAGAAAATTGATTTTTCAAAATATTTAATAGAATATTAGGAGGAGAAAATATGTCATTAAGATCGGAAGAAACAATGGAAGCATTTATAAATAAAATAACGCAAAATTCAGAAATAATGAATATTTTGAATTTACCTACTATTCTAAAAACGGATACTGAAGAAATTAAATTACAAAAAAGGAAAAGAATTATAGATAAGGTAATTGTAAAATCTTCACAAGAATGGACTGAATTAGCAAAAAAATTTCCAGATGTTACTATTGATGGAGTAACTTATAGTGATTATGGAAAAACAAGAATTTCTATATCTATGGCACAAAGTATAAAAATGAATAGTTATTTATTTGGAAATCCACAAGTAGATATTAATATTTATTATGATAATACTAATATGAACAATATATTTAGATTGTTAGATTTAATATCTGATGAATTTTCAGGACAAAATTTAGTTGTTGATTTAGGAAACGAAAGACAAATGTTAAAAGAAATAAAATGTGAAGGAATAACTTCACAAGTTTCAATGATTAATAATTATGAAAGAATTGGTATAAGGTTTAGCTTTTATGCTACTTTATATAAAAATTAGAAGGGAGTAAAAAAATGGGAAGTATTTTAAAAACAAAAGGTGGTTTAGTTATTGATAGACCAGGTAATGTTCTATTTGTTCCTGTTACTGCAGCTGGAACTTTAGACTTTGCAAATGCTGTAAGAAATACAGCCGTAATCAATACAATAACTGTTACAAATTCAAAAACAAAAACTGAAATACCTGATGGAAATAATTTTTATCCAGCAGGAGATAGAGTAACAGCAATTGCTGGAACAGTTGCTATAGAGTTTTCAACAGTTGATCCTACAATATGGTCTATGTGTTCAGGAAATGAAGTAGTAAATACTACAAATGATACAATGTTAAAAATATATGATTATGATAAAATTAGCGAAAGTAATACAATCGAATTACTAGATCAATATAAGACTGATGGATTTGTTCAAGTAATTGGTTCTGATGGAACTATTTATGAGAAAGTAACTGGAGAAACAGCTCCAGAAGCAGGAGAATTTAAAATTGCTTATGCTGATAATAAAACAACTATTACTTTTGCAGCAGCAGATGCAGGTAAGGATGTAGCTGTTTCAATGATGGTAGTAGCAAAAACAATGTCATATTCACAAGGCAGAAAAGCAATGAAATATCATAAGATTATAATTGACACAGAATATTCTACATTAAATGATACAGAAAAAATACCAGTTAATATTGAGATATCACAAGCATCTGTATCAGG